TCTGTTTACTGGCATTGTGTCTGTGAATGTGGAAACACAATTGATGTGCCGGCAGCAGGATTGATTCATGCACACAATCGAAGCTGTGGGTGTTTAAAAGAGCAAAATCAGAAAGCAATTGCAGATCGCAGACATTTGGTAGATGGAACTTGTGTAGAAGTATTAGAGAAGAGAAAAAAACGCAGAGATAACGAGAGCGGTTTTCGAGGTGTGTTCCGATTGAAGAACAGCAATCGATACCGTGTCGATATCGGTTTTAAGGGAAAGCGTTATTATGTTGGTCTCTTTGATGATTACGACGAAGCAGTCCAGGCCAGGCTTAAAGCGGAGAACCTGATACACAATGGTTTTATTAAAGTATGGAAAGAATGGAACCAAAAGGAACAGGAAGATCCAGAGTGGGGCAAAGAACATCCGCTGGTATTCAATGTCAGAAAAGTGGACGGAGAGTTACAGGTAGAAGCAGGATGCAGATAAATCAATTTACAGGAAAAAGGGAAAAGGAGAAAGGTATGAAGGGTATTATCTTAGCAGGTGGATCAGGCACGCGTCTGTATCCGTTGACCATGGTGACAAGTAAACAGCTTTTGCCGATTTACGACAAACCGATGATCTATTATCCAATGTCAGTTCTTATGAATGCAGGGATTCGAGACATTTTAATTATTTCGACACCACAGGACACCCCAAGATTCAAAAGTTTATTAGGAGATGGACACCAGTTCGGAGTTGACTTGACATATGAGGTTCAGCCATCACCGGACGGACTGGCACAGGCATTTATCATCGGAGCAGATTTTATAGGAAATGATTCTGTGGCGATGGTTCTTGGCGATAACATCTTTGCCGGACACGGACTCAAGAAACGTCTGAAAGCGGCAGTCGATAATGCGGAAAATGGAAAAGGTGCGACAGTCTTTGGGTATTACGTAGACGATCCGGAACGTTTTGGAATCGTGGAGTTTGATAAAGAAGGAAAAGCAATCTCAATTGAAGAAAAACCGGAACATCCAAAGAGTAATTACTGTGTAACAGGATTGTATTTCTACGATAATCGTGTGGTTGAATATGCAAAGAACTTAAAACCATCTGCACGCGGTGAACTGGAGATTACAGATCTGAACCGTATTTATCTGGAAGAAGGTAGTCTGAATGTAGAACTTCTCGGACAGGGATTTACCTGGCTGGACACAGGAACACATGAAAGTCTGGTGGATGCAACTAACTTTGTAAAAACAGTTGAGCAGCATCAGCATCGTAAGATTGCATGTCTGGAAGAGATCGCATATCTGAATGAATGGATCAGTAAAGATGAGTTGACAGAAATTTATGAAGCGATGAAGAAGAATCAGTATGGACAATATCTGAAAGATGTTATGGATGGGAAATATAGAGAACATCTCTACTGATTTGAACGAATACTGAAAGTGAGATAAAGAAAAACTCGAGGTCATTTCCATAGGAATTGAAAACGAGAGAGACGAGGAGAACCAAGAACATGAACATTATTGTTACCGGAGGAGCTGGATTTATTGGAAGTAACTTTGTATTCCATATGTTAAACAAATATCCAGATTACAGAATCATCTGTCTGGATAAGCTGACTTATGCTGGAAATCTTTCCACACTGGAACCAGTGATGGACAACCCGAATTTCCGTTTTGTAAAAGCAGATATCTGTGACAGAGAAGCAGTAAATAAATTGTTTGAAGAAGAGCATCCAGACGTTGTTGTTAACTTTGCAGCAGAGTCTCATGTAGACCGTTCTATCGAAAACCCTGGAATCTTTCTTGAGACAAACATCATGGGAACACAGACACTGATGGATGCATGCCGCAAATATGGAATCAAGAGATATCACCAGGTATCAACAGATGAAGTATATGGAGATCTTCCGCTGGATCGCCCGGATCTCTTCTTTACAGAGGAAACACCGATTCATACAAGTTCACCATACAGCAGTTCTAAGGCAGGAGCTGACCTTCTTGTACTGGCATATCACCGTACATATGGACTGCCTGTAACAATCAGCCGCTGCTCTAATAACTACGGACCATATCACTTCCCGGAGAAGCTGATTCCGCTCATGATTGCAAATGCATTAGCAGATAAGCCACTTCCAGTATATGGAGAAGGTCTGAATGTGCGTGATTGGTTATATGTAGAAGATCACTGCAAAGCAATCGATCTGATTATTCACAATGGTCGTGTCGGAGAAGTATATAACGTTGGTGGACACAATGAGAAACAGAATATCGAGATCGTAAAGATCATCTGTAAAGAGCTTGGAAAACCAGAATCACTGATCACTCATGTCGGAGACCGTAAAGGTCATGATATGCGTTACGCGATCGATCCGACAAAAATCCACAACGAACTTGGCTGGCTTCCTGAGACAAAGTTTGAAGATGGAATCAAGAAGACAATCCAGTGGTATCTCGATAACCGTGACTGGTGGGAGACAATCATCAGCGGTGAGTATCAGAACTACTATGACAAGATGTACAGCAACCGCTAAGTGACCGGAGGAAGAAACAGAATGAAGTGTTTTGTGACAGGTGTCGGAGGCCAGCTTGGACATGATGTAATGAATGAACTGCTGAAAAGAGGACATGAAGGTGTTGGTTCTGACATTCAGGAAAACTACAGTGGTGTAGCTGACGGTTCTGATGTAACGAAAGCACCGTATGTATCCTTGGACATTACAGACAAAGAAGCAGTTGAAAAAATAATTTCAGAAATCAATCCGGATGCTGTGATCCACTGTGCTGCATGGACAGCAGTGGATCTGGCAGAGGATGAAGAGAAACAGGAGAAAGTACGTTCCATCAATGCAGGTGGAACACAGAATATCGCAGAAGTCTGTAAGAAACTGGACTGCAAGATGACATATATTAGTACGGATTATGTATTTGATGGACAGGGAACAGAGCCTTGGGAACCAGATTGTAAAGCGTATGCTCCTTTGAACGTATATGGAAAGACAAAATTAGAGGGAGAGTTAGCTGTTAGCGAAACATTGGAGAAATACTTCATTGTTCGTATCGCATGGGTATTTGGTCTGAATGGAAAGAATTTTATCAAGACGATGCTGAATGTAGGTAAGAACCACGATACAGTTCGTGTGGTAAATGACCAGATTGGTACGCCGACTTATACGTATGATTTGGCAAGGCTTCTGGTTGATATGAACGAATCAGAAAAGTATGGATACTATCATGCAACAAATGAGGGCGGCTATATTAGCTGGTATG